GGTGAGTTGGTCGCGCAGCATGTTGCCGAACTGCGCCGCCTGCATGGGGCCGGTGATGGTCACGCCCCCCAGGTTGATCGTCACCTGCCGCCCCTCGCTGGTTGGTTGGTTGTTGGTCTGCCCGTTGGTGAGGATGCGCGACCCGGCAGGGAGGATTACCTGCTCGTAGCCGCGCTCGTTCATCGTACCCGGCCCCCCAGGGTAATACGAGGTGCCCTTGGCCCAGAGCGTGTTGGGGTCGCCGTCAATTCCGCCCTCGGTGCCAATCTTGCCGATGGCCCCCGCCACGGTGTTGTACGCGTCCACCAGCGGCGCAAACACATTCTTTAGCTCCAACCCGTCCAGAAACGACTTGAAGGTGGAGAACGTATCCGTCAACGTCCCCACGATGTCGATCACCGGCTGGATGTAGCCCTTGACCTTGGTCCAGATGTCATCGAACGTTTTGCGGATACCCTCCAGGATGGGCGTGATGTCCACGCCCAGGCTTTTCAACGTGTTGATGATCGGCTCTGAGATGTTGCGCGCAACCGCGCCCATGAACGTGCCCAGGCGCGAGAACAGATCCCTGAAAAACCTGTTGAACTCGCCGGCGATCGTCTTGGCGCTCTCCCACACTGCGGCCCAATCGCCGTCAATCGCGGCCTTGACCCCCGCCACCACCTCGGTGAGGATGGTCGAGATTAGCCGGATGGTCGCGGTGACCTGGTCGATAATCGGCCCCAGGATGCCGGGCAGCGTCTCGAACGTGGTCGCCAGCCGCTCGATACCGAAGTTGACGGCGATTGCCAGCCCGACCCCGATGAGCGCCACGAACGGCATGAGGCTCTGCACCAGGCCGCCAATGGCTGCGCCCAGCTCGCCTAGTTTCGGCAGCAGCGGCGCGAGCTTTTCCGGCAGCGCCCCGAACGCGGTTTGCAGCCGCTCGATAGCCGGGGCGAAGAAGAGCGCCAGCGTGGCGGCGATGGGCGCAACCTTCTGCATGAGCCCGTCGAAGGCGAGCTTCAACCCGTTGACCGCCTCGGGCAACCCCTGCACGGCCGTCTTGATGCCGTCCAGCGCGTCGGCTGCGCCGGTGAAGCCAAGGCCGCGCAGGCCCCCCGCTACTGCGCTCTCCAGGCCCGCGAACGCATTGCCCGCACCCGTCAGCGCCGCCCCCCAGTCAACCCCCTGGATGGCGGTCACGACCTGGGTGCGCAGGTTGGCGAGCACGTCGCCCGCCGCGGTCAGCGCCGCCCCCCAGTCGATGCGCCCGATGGCACCCGTCACCGTGCTGCGCAGGGTCGCCAGCCAGTCGCCCGCCTGCGCCAGCATGCCGCCCCAGTTGATGGTCGTGATGCGGTTTTTGACGCCCTGGACGACGCCTGCGAGGAAGTCGCCAGCCGTACCTAGTGCCGTCAGCCAGGGGATCGACGTGATCGCCCCGACCACGCCGTCTTTGAGCCCGCTCAGGAATTCGCCCGCGGTCGCCAGCGCGCCTGCCCAGTCGATCAACTGGAGCGTGCCGACCAGGTTTGTTTTGAGTGTGTCCCACAGCGCCGTTGCCGCCGCCAGCGCCCCGGCCCAATCAATGCTCTGGATGGCGGCAGTCACCGCCCCCTTGAGCGTGTCCCACACCGCGCCCGCGGTGGCCAATGCTTCGGCCCACGGCAGCGCCTGCATGGCAGCGATGACGCCATTTTTCAGCCCGTCCAGATAGGAGCCCGCCGCGGTCAGCGCGCTTGCCCAGTCGATGCCCTGGATGGCCGCGACCACCCCGTCGCGCAGCGCGGTCACGCCTCCCGCCACGCTCGCCAGCACGCCGCCCCAGTCGATAGCCTGCATGGCCGCGATAAACCCGCCCAAGTCCCCCGTCTGCGCGAGACTCACCACTGCCGCCACAAACTGCCCGAACGCCTGTGCGGCCGGCTGGATGGCCGATGGCAGGTGCGTCAGCCAGTCGTTGAGGTAGTCGCCGTCTGCGACCACGGCGCGGATGTAGGCGCCGAACGCCTGCAGCCCAGCGATGATGGCGTCAAAATCGATGCCCAGCACCGATTTGGCAAGGCTTTTGATGTAGGCCGTCAGGGCCGCCACCTTCTGCTGCACGCCCCCCAGGTTCTGCGACCACATTACCCACCCCGCGGCCACGGCTGCCACGCCCACCACGATCAGGCCGATGGGCGACAGCAGGAAGGCCAGCGCCGTGCCGATGCCGCTGATTGCCAGCATCAGCGGACCCGCCGCGGCCAGCACCGCGGCAAATGCCAGCGCCGCGTGCATGACCGGCTGCGGCAGCGCACCGATGGCGGTGATCCCGTCAGCCACGACGCGCACCACGCCACTCATGCTGTCCAAAAACGGTAGCGCCGCGCCGATGAGGAACGAATCGATGGAGCCTTGCAGGTACTCGATGGCCCCGTTCATACCCCTCATGCGTGCGCCGGCCACGTTGGCTGCGGCTGAACCGTCGCCCAACGCGTCGCTCATGGAGTCCCATGATTTGCTATAGTCGCGGGTGAGGATGGTCGCGGCCCGAATGGCGTCGCTGCCGAAGATCGTCGAGAGCGCCACGTTGCGCTGCTCGTCGTTCATCTTTGCCGTGGCGACGGAGAGGTCGTTGAGGATGTCTGAGAACCCGCGCATATTGCCGCTGGTGTCGTAGACCGCCACGCCCATCTCGTTGAGGTTGCGCAGCGCGGCGTCGGTGGGCGCGGCCAGGCTCAGCATCATGGTTTTGAGCGAGGTGCCGGCGTCCGAGCCTTTCAGCCCGGCATTGCCGAGCATGGCGAGCGCGGTCACCATGTCGTCCATCGGCTGCTTGTTGGAGGCAAACACGGCGCCGCTCATTTTCATGGCCGCTGCGAGGTCGCCGATGTCCACGCTGGACGCGTTCGCCGCCGCCGCCAGCATGTTGGCGACAGTGTTCATTTCGGACGCGGGCAGGTTGAAGGCGTTCATGGCGTTGGCGGCGATCTCTGCGCTCGCGCCCAGCCCCATGCCGCTGGCGGCCGCCATGTCGAGCACGCCGGGCAGCGCCTCCATAACCTGGAGGGGTTCGAGCCCCGCTTTCGCCAGCTCCAACTGCGCCTGCGCGGCCTCGCCTGCCGAGAACGACGTCACCGCGCCCATCTCCAGCGCCTGCGCCTGGAGGGACGCCATCTGGTCGGCCGTCGCGCCGCTTACCTGCTGCATCACGTTCAGTGACTGCTCGAAGTCCGCGGCAGAGTTAATCGCCATTGTGGCAATGCCGGCCAGGGGGGCGGTGATGCCTAGCGACATGGCCGCGCCGGCTTTGCGCATGGTGTCGGATAGGGAATTTATGGATTGCTGCGCGCCCTCGGTCCCAATCTCGATGGTCCCGTATGCGCTGCCGAGGTTTACGCCGTCACCCATGCCCTAATCCTCCCACGTCCCGTCCTCCCTCACCCGCACCCTGCGCAGCCCTGCCGGGTCGATGTTGAGCGGCGCATACTCCCGCGGCCGTCCAGTCTCAACGCTCAGCAATTTGGCGAGCGTGTGCTTGGGCTTGCCCTTGCTGTCGCGTTCGTTCAGCCTGTTCTCCACCCATGTGCCAAACTCCATGACCGCCACGTCCAACTGGTAGGCCGCCCAAGCGTCATCTAGCCCGACTAGCTCACTTGGTCGCCGATGGTAGGTCGCCGACAGCGAATGAAGATTCCACACCTGTGCCCGGTTCTGGACGAAAGGGCTCCAGCTTGCCGGCAGGACGGTTCGCCCACTCGAAAATCGCCTGCACATCGGCGCTGGGCAGCTCCGCCACCGTCAATCCCTCGGGGCCAACCAGGCAAGCGCCCGCCACCAGCGTCATCACCGCGCCGAATTTCTCCAGGTCGCCCAGGTCTACCGCCTGGTCCGGCCTGCGCTTGAGCATCTCCGCTACCGGCACACGCAGCGTCGTCGGGATCTGCCCCCCGTGCGCGAGTTCCATCAGCGCCACTCGTTTCAACTGCACGGTCAGGCCGGAGGGGAGGGTGAACGCCTCCCCCTGTTGCTGCCGTGCGCGCCATTTTGCAAGGTTCATGTGTCGCGCCTCTCAGGTGCTTAGGTGGTAGGAACGGCGGTGGTGGTCTCGTTGTGAACTAGGCTGTAAATCTTCGTGCCGTCGCTCACCGCAATGCCGCTGCACCCCTGGATGTAAAATTCGCCGTCCGCGAACTCGCCCTCCAGCCCTTCGGTCAGCTTGCACTTGTGCAGCAGCACGTGAATGTCGCTGCCATCGTCGTTGATGATCTTCCCGTAGATTTTGAAGTACGGGTACGTGCTCCCCGCCGCGGCCAGCACCGTATTGACCTGGCTGGGTGTCGTGCCGGTCAGCGTGATGGCGCGGCCGGTCATGACCTTAAGCGCCTCGAAGGAGATGCCGCCGCTCTCCAACTCCCACTCGACTTTGTCCAGGTAGGCGGCGATTGCCTGCGTCGCGTCGTCGCCACGCAGTTCGCCCGAAATCAGCGCCTCGCTGAAACTCAGCGTCTGCGCGGCCGGCAGCTTGACCGCCGTGCCCGAAGGCAGCGGCACCACCGTAATCTCGCGCAGACCAAATGGCCGGGTCGTGCTAGTCAATGGCATGTTGTCTATCTCTCCTTGCCGCTAGAGCGCGGCCACTGTCTCTTGCTGTACAAACTCGTACACCACGGAGCCGTTGGTCACCGCGACCCCCTTGGCATAGCTCACCCAGAACTCCCCATCCCGAAACGTGCCCTCCAGCGCCTCCAACTTGCAGCGGTAGAGCCGGGCGATGATGTCCCCACCGTCGGCCGCCACCGCCCGCCCTGCGATGCGCACGTAGGGCATGTGCAGGCCAGCATCCTCACTCAGTGTCAGCGTGCGATTCGGCGTGCTGCCTACGCTCACGGCATTGCCGCCGGTCAGCTTGGCGAGCGCCTCCAGGGAGATGCCGCCCGCCTCCAACTCCCACTCTGCGCCCGCCACGAACGACGCCGCGCCCACCAGGTGCCCGTCGGCCTCGAAGCGCGCCGTCTCCAACAGTGGAGTCACGTGCAGCATCAGCGCCGTGGGCAGCAGCACCTTGCCGGTGCCGTCGCTGCTGTAGAGCGCAATCTGCCGTAGGCCAAACGGATAGTTGCCGCCCCAGGTCGCCATCAGCCAAGCCCCCGATTCACCGTCGCCACGTATCTCGACATAATCGCCGGCA